AAGATTTTAATATCGAGCAAGTCTTCAATTACCTCTCGACGATGAGCAGCAGGAAGTTGCATAAAAGGAACAAAAGTGCTACTACCCAAAATTACAATTTGAGTAAAAGACTTATAGTTCATCTTCAAAACATTTTGTTCCAACCACTTTTGTTGGTCTAAAGCTGCTGCAGATTGATCCAGTGCAGCATCATTTCTCCAAATTTCAAAGATAGCAGGTTTAATTCCCCTCACAACTTTCCATTCAGTTGTTCCAATAGAAAACTCAACCTCAACCTTACAATCTTTTTCATTTACAGAATTGATAAGTTGTGGTTTATTGATTTTACGAAATGGTTTACCAAACAAAGAAAATGTAAGAGCATCTAGAACCGTGCTTTTACCTGCTCCATTTGTACCAATAATTAAGTTCGTTTTATTTTTAGTAAAATCAACTTCAGTATATTGGTTTCCCGTACTCAAAAAGTTTTTCCAGCGAATTTTTTTAAATAAAATCATGATCAGTTGGAGGAATTACAATATCATTTGAAGTAATAATAGTATACTTATAGTCGTGTATTTCACAAGTTTTTATCATCACATCATCTTCAATTTCTATTACATGCATTTCTGGGCAACCATTATCTTCTAACATCATGGCATATCTTACAGCATCATCTTCTTCTTCAAAAAGATAAAGAATTTGCTCCCCCTCATCATCAGTAACAGAATATGCACCTTCTGTCTCTCTGCCATTAATTGTTAGAATAAACATATTAGACTAATTCACACGCTTCTTGATAAATTTCCTGCATCATCTTTTGAACGATTGATTTATCAAGACTAATTTCTGCCTCCTCAATATATCTATTCAAAATAGATAGAGTATCTTCAGACTCAAAAGCTTCAAAATCTTCTACTTCTTGAACAGCAAAATTTTCAACAACTTTCAATTCCGCAACACTTGAAGCATAAAGATTGTCAACAAACTTTTCAAACTTTTTAGTATCTGATTTTTTGCGAACAATAATTCTTACAATTTTGTTCTCATATTCACGAGTATCAAAAGTTTGATAGTTAGTATCTTCATAGTAGATGTTATAAAACAGTCGGAAAGGATTATTAACAGGTTCGTGAGTTACTGTTTCTGTATCAAAGATATGAAATCCTCTTATATCTCCAACATCTGTCCAGAACATCTCATAAGGATTTCCTAGGTAGAAGACTGTTCCGTTATCTGATCTAGTGTGATAGTGTCCCGAGTAGACCCTAGTGAACTTCTCAAATAGTTTGCCTTCCAAACCGTGCTCCATGACGATTTGTTTATTAACTCTAAATCCTTGGAGTTCAAGGTGCCCCATCGCACACGGGCAAGTTGTCTTTTCAATAAGTTTAAGAGTGTTTGCTTCATTTTCTTGATTAATCCAAGGTATAAAAAGTGTTGGAAGTTGACCCAACATCACTTCAGTTGGTTCTGAATATACGGTCACATTATCATACTCACGAAGCAGCAAGTCCACAGCATTTACTTCGTTAGTATTCTTATAGTAAGCGGTATGGTTTCCGACAATTGTATGAACCTTTACTCCCATTTCTTGGAGACGGTCATAGTAATTGTTTTTAGCCCACGATAGAGCAGAAAAATCAATTCCTTTACGACTATCAAAAGTATCTCCCATATCTATAACAGTAGTAATCCCTTGCTCTTCGAGTGTAGGGAAAAATACATCGTTGTAGAACTTCAGAAAATAATCATGAAAGAGTTTGGAATTCTTCCGTGCTCCGAAGTGTTGGTCAGTAATAATAGCGACTTTCATTCAATAGCGAAGTTTGGAATGGACACCATCTTTGATACTATTATAGTCGGAATAGTTCCCGCCGTCAACTGAATTGTCATCAGTGAAGACCTCAGAAAATCCTGAACGTTCTAGGATTTTGTTTTTGATTTCTAACTGACGCTTCTCTCTCTGAATACGACGGAGGAATGCGTAGTGAATAATTTGGGTGAAATATGCGAAAGGATTTTGAGACTTCTCTGGATTGAAGTTATGAATATACTGAACACAGTTTTCAATCCCATCAGAAATCATATCTTCCTTGAACATATAGTTCACGAAGTTTGGTTTGAAGGAAAGGTGATTTGCAATCTTCAGGAAACACTCTCCAATGTAGCGAGGAATGGGAGGCTTTGGTTTTCCTTGGATTTCTGCAATTTCTTTATCTTCACGGTACTTAATCAGTGCTGCAAGAAACTCTTTGTTATTGACGTAATGCTCTGACCTCTTTCTCTTGGTCATAACTGCTGTGGTTATCATTAGGTTATCTCATAATATGTATGAATTATAGCACTTATACAAATAGTTGACAAGGTATTCAAATACCTGTAAAATAACCTTTGTGGAGGTTAAAAAGATTAGCTTTAGCTACTTTTAAATATCTTTTCTAATATCTCCTTAGCATCATTAACATTTGCCAAGTAACCCATTCTACGGTTTATTTTTGAATGGTTACCATGTTCTTTGTTTGATTGACGAACAAAATTTTGATACATTACTATCATTTCTATATCAGATGATTCAGACATCGTAAGAACATCTGATAAATTAATGATAAACATATCTTCTGTTGTTGTTTTTAACCAAGGTTCTAGTTTATATCCAACAACACCAGTTCTTCCTTTTATCTCATTTACGATAATTGGATTTGAAACAATTAACATGGTTCTGTCATCTTCTTCGGAGGCTGCTACCTTTGCAAAGATTTCTTCACCTGTTTTTAACTTAAGTGTTGCATAAAAATCTTCTTCTATCATTTCTTTAATTGAATTGTGATTATCTCATAATTGAAATTTTCTTCATTATAAATTTTAATTCTTTCTATAAAATGATTTAGGGTATAATTTCTTTTTGATTTAGTTGAACAATCATCAGCAATATCATAAAGAGTTGCTTTTACTTTGTCTTTTCCTTTTCTAAGAACTCGTCCAATACTTTGAAGATTTCGTACTCTGGACTTACTAGGTGAGGCAAAGATAACATTATGGAGATTTTTAATGTTGATACCAGTAGAAAAAGTTCCATAAGAAGCAACGATAATTGCGTTGTTTTCTCTTTCTGTAATCTCCCTGACTAATTCTCTTTCTTCAGCATCAACTCCACCATGAACAAAAAATATTTTACGATCAGCTCGCTTGTTAGTATTTATCTTATCGTAGAGTATTGCTCCATGTGCCTCCACCCTACTAAAGAGAACGAGAGTATTACCTTTTAAATCTAAAGCAAGATTTTTAATAAAGTTATTTCTCTGTTCATGTGAGATTAGATATTGTATTTCGTCTTCATAAGTTTCAAACTTTTGGGGTAAATGTTTGAGAACAAGACACTGAATATCTAATTGAGATAAATGTCCTTGTCTCATTAGTTCATCAGTTTTTGTTACTTTATATGATGGACCAAACAATCCTTCCAAAACCCATTTATGAGTTTGAGTTCCATCAAGTGTTCCAGTAAACCCAAAACGATATTTTGCATGATGCAACTTGGTCATAATTTGTATTAAAGATTTGCTCTTGAATAAATGAGCTTCATCACCTATAATTACACCATATTCTTCAAAGAATGATCGTTCTAGTTTATAAACTGATTGCCACGTTGTAATTGTCACTGGAGCACTATTACTTTTTTCTCTACCAGAATAGATACGGTGGCAATATGAATCAGCATCCCAACCATAATCAAGAAAATCCTTGTACATCTGCTCTACAAGAGATGTCGTTGGAACAACTAAAAGAATTTTTTCTCCTCTATCCACATAATATCTTACGAGGGAATAAATCATCAGTGATTTGCCGCTCGCAGTGGGGCTTATCAATAGTTTTCTATTATGCTTTAGGGCACTATATACTCCCTCAATTTGATACTTCCTGGGAGTATGGGCACAAATGGAATGCATGTAATCCTTAACGCCTTCATATGAAATCTCCTGGTTTTCTTCATATGGAGTTCCATAAAATTTGTTATCTTCAAACTTATAAGTATATCCGTACTGCTCACAAAAATTGACAATCTTATCCAACAGACCAACATAAATCTGTTTAGATCTCATATCATATAGATGAATTTCCCCATTCCAATTCCTTCCACGGTACTGGGGCATAAACTTTGCGTTTGGAACCTCAAATTTAAAATGATCTCTCAGTTCATATTCAATATGAGGTTCTGTATTGATTTTTAAAAATACTTCGTTTGATTTAGAAATAACAAGGTCTGTTGTATTCACGATGTCTCATGCATCTATGAATATTTATTTACCCCAATCCAGCGTTAAATCTCATAAATTCAATTGCATTTTTTACTTGATACGTTCTGTTCTGTATCATTTTTAAAATGCTTTCAATATAAACAAGCATTGTATCATAGTAATCAATTTTTAAACACACTGTTGAAAGTTTTTCGTCCGCATCAAGATACTTTTGCATCGTATCCTTGTCTCTAATCTTTTTCGGAAAGGGATTATCTATATAAACTTCTGGGTCAGATTTTCCAGAATAATATTCATACCTTTCGTGTCTAATATTTCTTTTTTGTTGCTCCGCTTTTTTTCTTAAAAGAAATATTGTATTGTATAATTCAAAATACTTTGCATGAAGAACTGGGATGTTTAAAGATTCTGTGTGTAAATTATCTGGATCTATTTTAGAATCTTTTTCCCACATTTCTTGAATCTTATCAAGATCAATAATCATAGAGGATTGCCACTCAAATCTGTCATATTGTAAATAGTATACTTGAAACTTACGTCTGCTGTAAAGTATTCGATATCAGTATTAGTTGCATCAAACGTAATTGTTGATAGTGAATATGGGAAAAGATCTTTAAAGAAGACCTGAAATTTTGCAATAAGACTGCTGCTTAAAACTTGCAAGGTTCCATCCGAATATATGTTTTGTCTATCTTGAACATAATTGCCTTTGATTATTCCTTCATTATTTAAATCCCTAAACTGTTGAACTTCTTCTGGATAACCTAGTCCTCGCATCCAGTTTTGAATTTCCATGTAGTTTTCAAGATTTTCATCAACTAAGAATCTTAAACTCAAATCGCCAAAAATTAATTTATCACCAGGAATGTCAATATCCTTTAGATAAGATGGTTGTTTTGCAATGCCTAAATTTATATCCGGTATATTTGCTTGGTTACAAAAGAAAGCAACCTTAGGACTTCTTTTCAAGACAAATTTAAATCCTGTTGGTGAAAGAAAATTTCTATTTTCAATCTGAGAAGGTCTTCCTGCCATTTAACTAATTATTCCGAGATGATAAGATTGTACCAAGACTCACTCATTCCTTTGATGATATTGTCTGCAGAATCTTTATCGTCAGCATAACCTTCTTTGATTAAATGCTCAACGACTTTCTCATAGTTTTTGTTAATTTCTTGAGATTGTCTTGGAGTGGGTTTCATCTTTTATATTTTAGCGTATATTT